CGCCACGTATGCTGCATCACACCCTGCCCCTGCGGGTGTAACCGCTATAATGTTGTTGTTTGCTCCACACAAATGGTAAGTTGGATAAACATAATCAACTTGTGTTCTATTAGAAGATCCGTCAATGGTAAACAATGGATTCAATAGTGGACCAGGAACTAACATACCCAGTCTCGCATCATCTGCAAAACCTATAAAGTAAGTTATGTAAACATCACTATACACTGGATCACTACCCGTAGGCGATACTATTGTCGGTGTAAATGATATTTCTAAAGATCCTAACTCATCTGACATGGCTGCAAAACCTGTCGGTGAAGTTGTATAGACACCAATAGGTGTTGTAAAATCTACGTGTGCCATATACGGTATCTCGATGTCGTGTACTGTCACAGAATCAGCTAATGCATATGTATCTCCGGCGTTTTTATGTATGTTCGTTGGTCTACGGTAAAAATTAGCCTGTTCCTGTAAAGGACACTCTTTAATGCGCCTGTTTACATTAGGATATGGTAACACTGCTTCCTTCCTAAATGATGTCATAGCAGTATTTGCCGTACAAGCGCCTGTGCCGGTATAACGCACTCCTGTGCCAAATGTCGATGTTGAATAAGCCGCCATATACGGCGGAATATATGTTACAGATGAAAGATTAGCTCCGGTTATATGAATCTTAACACGCAAACCACCCCTAAATCCATAAAACATATCCGCTAACACTGCTATTGGTGATAGTGCACCATTATCAGCAGCAAAAGATGGTGTTCTAAACAAGCTTGCAACGGAATTCAAAATAGTATAAGCTTTATTACCGTCTGAGGATATTTCAGATCCAAGAATCTTCTGGTGTATGGTAGGGTGTAACCTTCTAAGTATATCTCTCAAGTGTTTTATAGGACGCAAGGTACCAACCGGATCTTCATCAGTACCTTCAGTTTCTGGATCCAACAAGCATTGCTGTGGCGTAATTGTTGTTAAAGATGCCATTTCTCCAGTTTTTGATTGCGCACTCATTTCATCAACACTATTCAGAGTAGGTGTATAAGAAGACTCATTGGATGTCGCTCGTCGACTAGATATACCATACAAATTAAAACCTGGTTTGCAACGCATATACATATTAATTTGGGGATCAGCACTCGATGAATCTCCGCTGACGGTAGGTTGCAATAAATAAATACGCACAATACCATGTTGTAATGCATTAGCTACCCAATTTGTTGTACATGGAAGTTGTCTATAAGCTGAGAAAAAAGGTAAATCAATACACTGCACAGATCCTCCTCCACTAAATTCTAACGTGTGAGTTATAGTACCATGGAAATCATCCATATCTGGTGTAGCTTGGAGGCCTAATGATGTGGTATTATAATTACGGGTGTAATCTAAGACTACAAGTAACTTGAAATATTGTACATTCGACATTGAACTCTGAATCATTAATTCCATTGGGCCCGACCAATGCGATGCTTGGAATGCTACTACGCCTTGAATTGTAGATAAAGCGTATGGTGATGATCTATTAGCACACATAAAAGGCGTAATGGGTCTGGCCCATAAACTAGTACCTCTAACATCCGTATTCGCTATAGTAACAGTAGACAAATACTGTGGTATGCTCATCAAATAAGAAACATCCATTTCATCTATTGATGTTTTAAAAATATAATCTTGAATGGATGTATCATACGCAGTATATGGGCTCATTGAATCATACGGTACAACTGAATCTATCACATTAGGATTAGTTCTCTGTTGCATATAATGTTTTTCTAAAGGTGCTCCAATATTTGGATTATGTAATCCTGTCCACGTATGCAGAGCCTGGCGCGCCTGGTCTATCACATCGTTCGTTTTCCTTTTGACTAACGATGTGACACCGTCTAAGAACTGGGTTCCAACTGATTGAGCGTATACTATATCCATTGGGGCAGGAACGTAAAATTCTAGCTCATCTATAATAATATGTGTAGTGACCGTTACAGACGAAGATACTGATGAACCAGCTGTCAATTGATTTAATACTAAATATGACAGCGTGGCGTATGAATCATAATCATCGTTGATACCAACTATTTTGGGCGTTCTTCCGGGTTGGTTTGTCTGTCTTAAGGGACTCTCGTTGTAGAAAGGTATTTCTATAGTGGTCGCGTTTGACTGGTTAGGATACAAAAAACCGTGCGGTACACCTAATAAGGTATTCAAACTAACTTTTTGATATGAAGATGGAAGCGCCGATACTATCATAACACCACTATGTTTTATAGTACCTGCTGTTTGTATGATAGCTCTTGCTCGCATTCTATAGAAACATGAGGTTTTCCAGGGTACTGACAAAAAGTTGTTCTTTGTGAAAATTGCCCCTGGAATTGATAATTCTGCACTAACCAACGCTCCTGTAGGTGTTGAGTTTGTCCATTCAAAAGCACCTAGGAAAAAAGGTTTGTTTATAAATTGATCATAATCCATATTTACTTTCTGGTATTGGGATGTCAAGCGGGGCATCTTGTCATATTTAATTGGTATCTCATTAGGACTTTTTGTTTGTATAGAGTTGTCCTTCTCCTCTATTTGTTTAAATTCCTGATATTCTGCGGTAGATTATTAAAACTATTTCATGACTACCATCATTCATAGAGTTTGTGTCTATTAAAAACCTCTCCATCGCTACTAAATAGACATAGTATTATAACGTGTATAAGGTAAAATTTTGAATTTCACATAAAATAAATATGAATAAATTAAATAATAATTAATTTTAAAACAAAATAAATACGAATAAATTAAATAATATTTGCAAAAACAATTGTATCAATATATATAATTTCCACAATTAAAAATAAATATTTACAATAAAATATATGATTTTCACAAATGGCAATTGTATGGGGAGTCTAACTCTCCATTCTTTAAAATACTTAAAATTTGTTGCGTAGAGAATAAAGGATAATATAATGCTTTCTCATTCAAAGCTTGCTCCAATTTACTTCTTAACGCTGTATAATGAGGTGTCAAATACGCTTCAATCAAAAAAGAATTAACCTTCCCACCGAAAGCCGCATCAAATTCCTTGGTAGTATCTATCCATTGTAGCATGGATAACAAGGTTTCTTCAACCAATTCTGGCATAATCCTGCCTATTTGAAAATGATACGTAAACTTCCGCTTCAAAAAATTAATACTCTCCTTACAATCGAAGGCTTCTACAATTTCTTTCTTGTCTGCTGTAGATAAATCTAGTCCTATACTTCGGAAGAAATCACGCATTGTTAAAGCATTTAATTGTTCTTTCTTATTTCGAACAGAACATACTTTATCATCACCATATACTGCGTCAAAGATATCATTACACATAGTCGTGATATTTCCTTCCGGTACATACTTTTTGTACCACATTGCTGTATAGCATTTGTGTACTAGGCTGTTCATAATAGCAGTTAAATAACAGCCGGATGGCATTGAATGCGTTGTAAGAACCACATCATCGTTTATTGCAACGGGATTCATTATAAAACTAGTTAAAATGTAATGTAAAACTTTTTTGTCTCTTTCGTTAGACTGCAGTTTCTCAACTAATACATCTCTTACCAAGTATTGCACTTGAGCTAACATATTACCGTCATATTTCTTAATATCCGCTGCTATTATTCCCTGACTACGCCAATTTAACATGTCGTGTAATTTATCCCATTCTGTATATGGATTAATGCCGACCATAATACCATGTTCAAAACGAGTTCCTATTAAATTATTAACCATAGCACCCGTCAATTGCTTACACAAGATATTTATAGGAAACCGTAAAACCCTAAATGACCGAGGTTCTCCATCTTTTGCAATAGATCTAACCTCATCTTTCAAAGTTTCTTTAGCTATCCAAAGATCCAAGGAAACGTCTTCATCTTCAATAATGTTTTGTTCTATTGATGATATTTCTGAACGTAATAGCGGAGTAAAGCAACCCTGTTCTTTATCAATATACGCGTTTCTATCTTTAAGACACATAATGCCTGTTGATGTCGTCATATCAATGCCTGCTACATTATCAAACCCTTTTACAACGTCTTGTTCAGTAATTGGAGTGAATGGTTCAATAATAGTATTTAAGTATTGTTTGCTAAAATCTAATAAATGGAATGGTACATTTTCCACTTGAGCAAAAGATTTTTTCGCAATATCCTTGACAGTATGTGGCCCGTACTTACTCAAGTCTGATGGTTGTTTATAATTTTCATACAATCCAAACAATGGACTAGGTACAATATTAGTCTTCTTAGGTGTCTGTTGATGATAATTGGCTTCTAATTTAATACCAGACGGTATGGTGCATTCTTTCACATTAACATTCAATAAAAACCTATCTTTCTCAAAAATATCTATAATATTCGCTAACGTTTCTGGTTTCCATATTAATGCTCTACCATAATGTTCATTACCTGCTACATGACTCCCAATTACCCCGCATGCATCATTTACTACTAACGAACCACATAAACCCTCTAGAGTGTAGGTATATGCCAACGAATTAGTGTTATCCAAAACTATTGATTTTCCTCTTAATTTCACCACTGATGAAACTGCAGGGGGTACAAATGGTAAAACAGGCAAGGCTCCTAATGGTGTTAACAAAGCCCTACTTTTGTGAGCAGTATTGTTGTAGCGAAATACTTTGCTCAACTTTTTAAACGGTAGCATTAAAGCCTCATCCAATTTAAGCACCATTACATCTTCATCTGGCACGGTATAAAATTCTGTCACGGGAGCGTGGTCCAATAACTTGCATCCTTCAACGGGCGAATGTACGTTCACAAAAACTGTATCCTTACTAGCATGATAAGGACACAAAATGTAATGTCCACTAATGACACCGACCGCAGTTTCAACAGTATCATCTTTTTTCACATATTCTATAAAAAATGTTTGTGATAATATAGTATCATTCATAGTAGTTGTTTTACTTGCTTGTATCTTCAAGTTACGCAATGACTGAAATCTCAATTCATCTTGCTTAGAAACGCGATTTTCTACTAACCACGATACTAGCATCATCACAAAAAATAAAACTATAGCACTAATAAACCATAATTTATGTTGCTCCCAATAAGATTGAACCGTACTTTTCATCGATGACAACCACGATGCTGGCTTTTCACTATTTGGAAAAAAGGAATTCCGCAGCATAGACATAAATCCTTGATTATACTCATCATCATCTGTTAAAGCGTTATAAGCTGAATCAACTAAATTTTTCATACACCGTGAATAATGAGCAAGATAGCTATCGTCATCATCATCCAATTTTTGTTCTACTAATTTCCTTAATTGTTCTAATCGATCAGCATCTATAGTGTTGTCCATTTTAAATTTCTCTCTTTCTGACATCTTATAATTGTACCACTTACACGCCCATACCAAAAACCGGTTTTCATTATCTGTCACAGATGCCGTATCATCGAAAACAAATTCTGGTTCTAGTTCACAGTTTTGTCCGCATGAACTTTTAGTAGAAACTACTTGATGCAATCGGTATAATTTCAAATTTAAATCATAAGCTAAAAATTTCACTTTTCCTGATAACCGGTTCTCAGTTCTTTTCACACCTGCAAAGTCCATAACACAAACACGTCGCCATAGCGCATGTATATCTGTTATACCGTCAGCTTTACTATAATCTTTTAACTTTGTAAAATGGTTGGTGGTAAATAAGACTGCTTCACTAGTGAAAAACTTAGTGTCTTTGAGTTTTTCATTTGCGCAATCTAATGGATGTTTCACAGGAGAGACTAAGTTAAATAAACATCGATATTGCGATGGTCCTCCTTGACCCAAGTCGTCCAAAAGCATTATATCCTGGTTATCATACTGATCATAAAAGTCTTTACCATCCATAATTGATTTAATCTCATGAGAATAGACACTCTTGTTCAATACTGTTACCATGGCTGACATTAGAGTTGATTTGAAACATCCTGCAGGGCCTTCAAATGCAATACAGACTGGTTCTTGTCTAGTCACATTTCTATAAGATAGAACTAATTTATACAATCTACTCAATGATTGCAATTTAACATTAATATTATTACTGGTCCTAGCCCATTCCTGTAAAGTAATGTTAGTGCTGGCTTTTTCATGCAATTTAAGGATTTCTTCCTGTATTTCCTGCTGAACCAAAATTCGTCTGTTTTTACTCCATAATGAATAGTATTTATCTATTTCTTGCAAAATGGAGTAATGTTGGAAAAAACTATCCCACATGTCCGTGACTCTACTAAAACACTTTAAGTCAAGACCGAAAGTCTCAAAAACTTGACAAATCTTTTCTGTAAAAAATCTAATAATGGTAAAAATGAAAACGAAATCATCTCCTATTTTAATTTGAGTGAACAAAGTCAATTTTTTAAAAGCTTCAATAACATTATTAGGTAAGCCTAACGCCACTAAAGACATTAAAACGCTCTGAACACTTTGAGGTAATAAAGGGCTATCTTTATATAATTTCGCAAACTTGAGCAAAATAATCATTAATTGTAAACCAGAAATGTGGGGACGTGCAACAACATCACTTATACTCAATATCACATCCAAGATCCATGATATAATCTGATGGTGTTGTGTCACTTGGCTAATATTGCCTACTATATCTATCATCCTTCTTAATAAACTCAACGATTTATATAAGTACTCCTTTAAAATACTAAATTTTGAGAATAATGATTGCGCTAATAACCTATCACTAATATTAGCTATTAATTTTATAAATTTTTTCCTAAAAACTTCTCTACTACCAGTTGAAGTGTTGTACTTAATTTTATATTTTCCATACACAAAACAAGGATATTCTATGTTTTTAAACACTTCAGCTGTAACTCGAGCGCATCGAACACTATTATAAAAAATAAAATATGGTGTTTGGTGGTTATTTAAAAATTTTATTGCTTCACCAGAGCCAGAAGCTAGCTTTGTACGATTTTCGTATTTCTCCATGTATTTGTCAAAACTCGATATAACCATTCTGTACCTAACTATCCGGGTTCTATTTTGGTGCTAACATTGTTGTGGCAGCGCAACTTTTTTCACCTGTTTTAGTATACTAAAATTTCCTAATATACTAAACTCAGAGGTGTGTCTACTCGTTTCCAAATTATTAGCAATCAAAACGAATTGTCTTTCTAGGTTTATACATCCGGCACTAACCGAGTTGAATCTAAACGACCAAAACCAGTGACCCTTCATAAAATGAGGTTTGTCACGCCTCAAGTTAATTAAATAATCCATTATAATGCTTACCTAATTGCAACTACAGCATTACTCGTTACAATAGAAAAATAAACAGCGTTTTAAATTATAAATTTAAAC